GAGTGGGACAGATTGGTTTTTTCTGTTTCTGGGGTGGAAGAACCGGATACGGGCGAGACGACATTATATATTAATGACAACCGAAAAGCCGGTATCTGATAGAATCAGCGAAACGATTCGTATACTGAAAGAGATTCGAGACATGGGTATACCGTCGGCCTGTGCGGAAATCGCCGAGTTGCGAATGCGGTTCAACGAGTATATTGTGAACGGAACATGTTGGAGTGGAACGATTGATTGTATGCGGTTTGGGCGAATGATGGAGGTCGAGTTACCACGACGTGCGGATCGAGCGGTGGAAGTTCGGTTTCGGATACCTAGGCATAAACTTTAGGTTACACGTAGGGTCGAACAATCCATAAAGACAATATGTCGTGAACGACGGCAGCCCAGTATGCCGTGTACCAAGAATATCCTAGAACGAGGCAGAGTATCACGACGACCATGGAACGCAGAAATGTATTGATGAGAACGTTGGAGGTGGGAAGAAAGAGTATGTCCATTTATATAGTCTATATTTTTTATGCATGTGTTTTTCCGCAAAGTGAATCCGAGGTGACCGCCGCCGGGCGTATATTTTTTTTTGTCTTGCCTAAGGATATAACAACAAAATGGGAGGTGGTCTAATGCAGCTCGTATCGTATGGTGCCCAGGATATCTATATCTCGGGTAACCCGCAGATTACCTTCTGGAAGGTGTTATACAAGCGCCACACGAACTTTGCCATGGAGGCCATCGAGGTGACCTTCAACGGTCAGGCGGACTTTGGTCGCCGCGTCACTGCCGTGATCTCCCGTAACGCGGATCTGATGTACCGTACGTACGTGCAGGTGACGCTGCCCCAGATCTCTCTGACGGGTCAGGGTGACCGTTTCCGGTGGCTGAACTATGTGGGACACCGTCTGATCAAGCAGGTGGAGATTGAGATCGGTGGGTCTCGTATCGACCGCCAGTACGGTGACTGGATGCAGATCTGGACGCAGCTGACCCAGCCGGTGGGTACCCAGGTGAGCTTTGACGAGATGGTCGGTAACTCTGCGGACCTGGTGCTGCTGAAGGACTCTCAGGGTATCCCCCTCGATGCGACCTGCGCGGCGTCTGAGCTGACCAACAGCTGCATGTCTCGTGCGGGTACGCCGATGAAGACGCTGTACATCCCTCTGCAGTTCTGGTACTGCCGCAACCCGGGCATGGCGATCCCGCTGATTGCCCTGCAGTACCACGAGGTGCGCATCAACGTCGAGTTCGAGCAGAACTACAACTGCTGCTATGCGGACAATGTGAACGCGTCGCCGAGTGTGGCACCCACCGCAGTGAGCAGCCTGGGCAATGGTGTCACGGCGATCTCCCAGCTCCAGCTGGTCGCTGCCTCTCTGTACGTGGACTATGTCTACCTGGATACGGAGGAGCGCCGCCGGTTTGCCCAGCAGAGCCACGAGTACCTGATCGACCAGCTGCAGTTCACGGGTGACGAGACGGTGACGGCCTCGTCCAACAAGATCCAGATGAACTTTAACCACCCGGTGAAGGAGCTGGTCTGGGTTGTGCAGCGCGATTCATTCGTGGACTGCAACTCTCCGCCTACGCCCTGGATTGCGGAGGCGGCGGGACAGCAGCCGTTCAACTACTCGGATGACTGGACCACGGATGGTATCGTGACCAACGTCCTGGCGCGTGGTTCCTCTGCGACGAACGGTAATGGTAGCTTAAACGGTCTGCCCTGGAACTCTCAGGATGGTGGGGCTGGGCAGATCTCGGCACCGTATGTCCCGGGTCTGGCTCAGGCGCAGGGTGCGGGTCTGACCACGGGCTCGGGTATCTACACCAACACGGCCAACTACCTCGATGACGACCGTATCTTCGAGGGTACGACCAACTACCTCCTGGCCAAGGTCATCCTGGCGTCGGGTGTCAAGTGCGAGGGCAAGAACCCTGTGGAGGTTGCGAAGGTACAGCTCAACGGCCAGGACCGGTTCGATGAGCGTGAGGGCCCGTATTTCGACAAGGTGCAGCCGTGGCAGCACCACTCTCGTACGCCGTCGACGGGTATCAACGTGTATTCGTTTGCCCTGAAGCCGGAGGAGCACCAGCCGTCTGGCACGTGCAACTTCTCTCGTATCGACAAGGCGACGCTGAACCTGACGCTGTCCGTCAACACGGTCAAGTCCCAGAACACTGCCAAGGTGCGCATCTATGCGGTGAACTACAACGTGCTGCGTGTGATGTCCGGCATGGGTGGGTTAGCATACTCAAATTAGCAACTTACTCAGGTTATATTTTTATCCACCCATTTACGTGGTGGTTGTATATTTATATTCATAAAAAATGGATCGCGATATAGCTGCTTCAACGGCTGACACAACAATGTCGCTTATTGAAGGTGAGATTACGAAACGAGCTGGTCGACCTGCGATTCCAAACCGCTATCGCGACGAGATGATCGATGGTACACTATGTGTAATTGGTACAGTTACGTACAAGGGGAGTGACATCGATTTTATAATCGATAAAGAAGACGAAGAAAAAGTGAGTTGTAGGCAATGGTATGCACACAGCGGATGTGCATATATAGCATGTGGAATAACCACAGATCGTGGTCGCAAAGTAATGTACCTCCACAACTTTGTGATGAACCGTCTCTTCTTTCCTGGAAAAGGAGCCAAAGAGAGTATCGATCATATAAATCGTAACGGTCTAGACAATCGAAAAGATAACCTTCGACTGTTGACGCAAACAAAACAGAATTTGAATCAGAAGCGTCGGGCTCGAAAGTGTGAGCTCCCCGAAGGATGTGGACTGACACATGAAGATATTCCAAAGCATATCTGGTATATCAAAGCGTCCGGTGCTCATGGTGATCGGTTTGGTATAGATTTGAAAACGGAGAAGATTGCCTGGAAAACTACTTCCTCTAAAGTGGTTCCACTCACAGAGAAATTAGAATTGGCCAAGAGAAAGCTTGAAGAGTATTATACTCAGTTCAGCTATCTTCGACCTTCTGACGATTCTCAAGGAATTGATCATTCCGCCTCTGCTCAGGTTTGATTTACGAACACAACATAATATTTAACGAGGTTACTCGTTAAATATCTACAAGTTTAAACGTCGAATATGATAAATGATTGAAGAATACGTATCATATATTGGAGACAAGATGGCCCCATATATAATATTTGATATTGGTTCACGAGATTGTGAACAGAGTATCGAGTTCTATAAACACTTTCCTAATGCAAAAATTTTTGCGTTTGAATGCAATCCAAATACGTTACCGATCTGTCGAAAGAATATTCTGCCATACAAAGATAGAATTACATTAGTGGAAGGGGCGGTATGTGATTATGATGGTACCATAACTTTTTATCCAATTAATCAGCAGAAAACTATCACAACGTGGAAAGACGGGAATCCCGGTGCATCGTCTTTATTCAAAAGCAATGGAACTTACAAAGCTGAGCATTATGTTCAAGATGAAATCACAACAAATTGTCATAGGTTGGATACGATTATGTCTACGTATGGTATACCCGCAGTGGATATTCTTTGGATGGATTTGCAAGGTGCAGAGTTACTTGCGTTGAAAGGTCTTGGATGTTGTATTGAAAAAGTTCAATATATACATACGGAAGCAACTCATACAGAAATGTATACCGGTCAAGCGTTATTTCCAGAATTAAATAAATATATTACAGATCATGGATTTTCGATAGTGAATACGTTGAATCCCAGGTATACGTTTGAAGATGTCATTTATAAAAAAGCAATTTAAGATATACCGTTTGTATGTATACAATGCCAGTACCAAAGTTTTTTCAGAATGATCCGATATTCTCCAAAATCGATCTATCTGTAAGCGAACAAACTTATGTTCGAGGAAAACCAAGGGAGTATTTGCTGTATACAGCAAGGTTACTTGCTACGCATACAGATGCCAAGGTTATTGTTGAAGTGGGGTCTATTCGTCAACATATGAACCACACTATTCTTGAGTCGAATCCAGTATGTTGTAACGATGGGCATTCAACCTATTTTTGGAAGGAGTACACTTCTGCAGATATTTATACAGTGGATATAAATCCTAACTCGAAAAGAATTATTGAGAATGATTCTCGTCTGAATGGAGTTCATGCAATTACATCAGACGCCTATGCATTTCTGAAGTCTTTTGATAAGAAGATTGATCTACTGTTTCTTGACGCATGGGATGTTATCGAGGGAACAGAGTATGCAGAAGCACATCTAGATGCGTATCTTATCTGTAAAGACAAGCTTTCGAGGCGATGCCTGATCTTAATCGATGATACAGATATTGGCAACAAAGGAAAGGGTAGAGCTGTGATTCCAAAACTATTCGAGGACGGGTTTCAGTTGATTACGGAAGGTCGCCAGACTCTACTGATACGGGAGTAAATGGCATATCCACTGTAACGGTTCGACATGTATTGAACAAGTAAAAGTGGAAAAAACTATGTTCTACTTGAACTTTTGGTTTGCGAACGTATTGATATCCGTTATGAATACCGATCGTTACCACGGATGATGTTTTATGGATATTTTTGCCTCGTAAAGGATACTTTACACAAGTAGTGGCAAGTATATCTGCGGGAAAGCATGAAGGTATCTTTGTATCGAGTGTAGACGCCCACCGATTATGAAATCCAAATGTGTCCACATCTGGATTTTGTAAAATGTAGTTTCGAATTGTTTGTTTCGGTATGTGAATATACTCGTCAAAGTCGCAGATGATGGTATAATCGTAATCATCTTTACAGAATTTGTATAACCCATCATGAATCGAACCAAGCTGAGCATGATGATAATATTTATATGTGTCTGGATTCCAGTACCTGAAGTTCCACTCAATTAAAGTAACGCATTCTTTGTCAAGAATAGATGATATTTCCGGTGTTACTATTCCGTTATAATATATAAAAAAGTGATCAACGCCTTGTTTTCGATAATAATCGTAGAAAAGTGGGAATACGGAAACATCATCTTTAAATAATGTTGTAATCGACAACAATTGTTTTGGTGTTGAATGAATGTGGTCTAGAGAAAACGTTTTTGTCATCGAACCGAATACAACACGTAGATTGATTGTTGCGTCTGTAGACACATACGGATACTTTAGAATCATGATGGGTTCGTATGCATCCTTGAGAATCTGTTCTCCGAGATGAACAGCTTTATCATTCACAAAGAGTCTGATCAGGTTAGGATTTAACGGTGTATTATATATAGGGAGTATACAAAATATTACGTTATTCTTGTAAAAAATATCAAAGAACAACACGTCGTTATTCGAATTGTTATATAAAAACGAATTTGGATGTACAATCATTGTCTTACAATACGTTTACATTCAATACAATTATACGCGAGTATATATAAATGTTTGATATCGTTATTCCTGTTGGTCCAAAGGATAGAGACATCGTTATTCAACAACTAAACTACACTAAGAAAAACATAATTGGATACCGAAATATTTATATCATTCATTATGATGCATCATTTTCTGCGGAGGGATGTATTGTCGTCCCCGAAAGTGTATTTCCATTCACTATGGATACAGTGAGGTTATATCATGGTACCCTCGATAGGAATGGGTGGTATCTTCAGCAACTGTTGAAGTTGTACGCGGGGTTTGTTATACCCGATATACTTGACACATATTTGGTGTTGGATAGTGATACCTTCTTTTTGAAACCAACAACGTTTGTTAAAGACGGAAAATGTTTATACAACTACGGTTCTGAATATCATCTTCCATACTTTACTCATATGAAGTTGATGTGTAGAGGTTTTCAAAAACAAACGAACGTATCCGGGATATGTCATCACATGATGTTTGAGACAAAAATTTTACGCAAAATATTTGATACCGTGGAGAATATTCACAAACAGCCGTTCTACAAAGTTTTTCTAAAGAATGTAACCGACGTACGTGGTTCGGGGGCGTCCGAGTATGAGCTGTATTTTAATTATATACTCATGAAGCATTCGTCAGAGATAGTTATACGTCGCTTACATTGGACGAATACAAACTCCTTACAAGTTGACGGTGATTACGACTATATTTCGTACCATTGGTATTTACGCGAATAAACTATATTCATGCAAACACAATGCCAAATTATTCAACGACTCTGTATATCAATCCCGATAAATTGACATTCACAACTGAAAATGTAGTTTACTCTATGGATCAACCTTGTATATCGCGTGATATACACTATAAATATATTCAGATCCAATGCGAACCACGAGTGATACTCAATGCATTCGGTATATACCAGCAATTCCGTGAAAATGCGAAAAATTTTACCTATCTATTAACGTATGATGAAGATCTACTTGATCTGCCTAATTCAGTTTTTTACGTGTACGGTACATGCTGGATAAAACCAGAAGTATATAAGAATATAGACACGTCGCGAAAAAAACCTATAATATCCAGTATCACTGGAAGTAAAGAGATCAGCCCTGCACATACGTTCAGGAAATTCTCATATGATTCTCAGTGTAATATTCCACTTCCGATTACGTGGTTTCGATCTTCGGCAGGGGATCTCTTACCCGAGATTCAAACCGGACAAAATCCTATATTGGGAAATGACAAAGCTGAACTATTCTTAGACTACCAGTTTGCACTCGTCATTGAAAATTCACGACAGAATAATTATTTTTCGGAGAAATTGATTGATTGTTTGGTTACAAAGACTATACCTATTTACTACGGGTGTCCAAATATATCTAAATGGTTTGATACGACCGGATGGATCATCCTGGAAACAACAAATGTCGATGAACTAATACTCAAAGGAAAGAATCTACCCAATTATGAAGATTTACTTCCCGTCATTCAGAAGAACTGGAGAACTGCTCAAGAGTATACATGCCTGGAAACAAATATTAACCGGGCTCTAGCATTTAAACTCTGTTCTATACGTCATACAATGACCGGTGTCGCGCTTGTTCCGAATATGGCAGGTGGGTTATGCAATGTAATGTTTCAGTTAGCAAGTATCTACTGCATATCGAAATCAGTTGGCTGCAAGTTTATGATAGCTCAACACGAGTACCGAAGTCCCCACAATCCAAAGACAGACTTATTTGAGACCGTCCTTTCCAAATGGAAACGGTTTCACCATAATGTAAAACCTGCATATGTTCATCACGAATACAAACTACATCCTCTCAACATGAACCCGAAACCGGGAGTGAATCTAATATGTGGGTATTTCCAGAATCACATGTATATTGATCCGTACAAATCAGAAATACTTGACATGTTTTCGTTCGACACAACCGTAGTACAACGATATCCTCGTCTGCATGAAAGTGCGTATATACACGTTCGTGGAGGCGATTATATTCAGAATCCGGTTCACTTTATTGATTTTTCAAAATACTATCCTCGCGCAATCGAGATTCTACGTGCGCCTCATTACTATATTTTCACGAATGACGTCGAGTTTTTGAAGACTCATTCTTGGTTATCGGACATCGAGTACACTGTTGTGGACGAGAATGAGATTAACTCTCTCTATCTCATGTCTAAATGCGAAAAAGGCGCGATATGTGCGAATTCCAGTTTCTCATGGTGGGGGGCGTACATGAATACCGAGCGTCCAATCTGTATGCCCTCAAAATGGTTCAACGATACTCAGTTGTATACAACGGGGTTTTACTTTCCGGGTGTCACGAAAATAGACGTGTAATGGATGTACCACCGGTTTTTGGTAATTTTGTCACTGAAAACCGAGTATCGATCGAAGGTTGTCGTATCGACAATTCTCCAGGATTTAAGAATATTTGTAATGCTTTTTCTGCGCTATCGAACCACTCTTCATAATTTCGTTCACCACTTTCAACAAAACTATAACACGGTCTCTGTTCCGCTAAAAACGGTAGTGGAACAAAGATACGCGCCACATCATATATGTATATATCAATAGGCTGAGCCATATTTGTCTCCCATGCGATGATCTTATCGTATATCGATTGGTTATACAGAATCCAATGTGTAGTGAATCCCTTGGGAAGGGAAAATATCTGAACTCCGACGTCGTTTGTCCATTTTTTGTGAATGGGAACCCCTATAATCCGCGATGTAGCACCCAGCATAATGTCCCACTCTCCCATACGCGTCTCCAGAGCCTGGAGAACATCATTCCATAACTTCTGAACGACTCGGACATTCATCGGCTCACCATTTCGTTTCCGAGGAACGCAATCGTCTTCCCACACAAGAACCCACTTATCATTCCGTTTTTTGGCCTCTTTGACAGCCTTCACATGAGAAAGCCCACAGCCAATCCAACCCGGAGATCGTTCCACAGCAGAAATCCTCTCTATTGGAAATACTCCCTTCCATGTCTCTTGAATTGCACTCCATCGGTCGGGACTTTTGTCCAGATTGATGACGTACGGCACAGCCATTTATGAGTATACCGAAAAAAAGCCCTAACTTAATTTACGCTGTCTACACAGTCTACGCAGTCTTGACAAAGTGCGCCTTCAGGTAGCTCTGCAGGTTCAGGTACGTGACCGTATCCTTGTCCGTGACCTTCAGCAGCTTGGATAGGTTGCTGTCCGGGATGATACGACGCTTGTTCGCCGGGTCAAAGCACGAGTTGCCCTTCACATACGCCGCCACATGCTTGGTCACATCCGTCTGAGACCGAGACGACCCCGCCTCGATACCCATGAACGCGCACAGCTCCGGAGAGATCAGACGCGGCTTCAGGAACGCATTGTTGGCACGACGAGCCTCACGCGCCGCAATCTCCTCCGGCGTCATATCCGCCACATCCTTCTTGACCTTGCGCTTCTTACGCGCATCCTTCACCTCACGTGCAGCCGCCTTCGCAGACCACAGTGCCTCCTTCACCAGCTCCTTCAGCTCCGCAGTCACACGTACCTGCAGCTCACGCAGACGATCCGCAACCGCCGAAATCGTCGGGGGCACCACTGCAGCCGCCTCCGTCGCCGGAGCAGAACCCGCTGCAGGAACGGCCACCGCTGCAACGACCGGTGCAGCCGCCGATGCGACCACCGGAACCGTCAGCTCCGTCTTGGCGGCGGGTTTACGACCACGAGGCTTCTTGTCCTCCGCAACCGGAGCAACGGCCGGGGTTGCAACAACCACCGGGGCGGCGACCTCGACCTTCTTTGCAGTAGACACCTTTTTGGACTTGGAATCAGCGGACATCGTGTTTGCATTAGAGTGAGAAGCTACGGAAGGCATTTCTAACGCGGTTATATATAGATGTATCCACCTTACCGTAAATGGGTCACAATCCGGAAATCCCTTTCACCAGAAAAAAACACAACTCACTCGGATTCCGAATATCGTTCATACACGCCAACAACAGCGCCGAGACATCCTTTGCGAGGTGATGTGTCCCTGTGTCCGCATACGTGTACGTAACCCCTGCCAATGATCGCATCCACGTATAGTACTTGGCTCGTTTAGCCATCAATTGAATCGGATCCTTCTCTCCAACTTTTTCATACATCCACCATCGCATATCCGTAATCAACGACCTCAATATCCGGCGCAATTCCGAAAATGTCAGTGACGACAAAAACGTCGGACTCACTATATCTCCAAACCCACATTCATACAATATGTGCCCAACCTTTCGCCAACGGATATCCCGTAATTCCGCCGCCGACGGACTCGCAGCATCCGTAGTGTGGATGAGCGCGTCTCCAAATTTCTTTCGAATACAATACAGTTGACGCAATCGACCCACATCGGTTGGACTCAATATTTGACGCGTGTACGGATTTGTGATAGTATCCGCTTTCTCCGACCATTCAATCATCGATCGCTGATCAAACCACCATACTTTCCCATCCTGCTCCACCGCAAAATAGTCAAACGGATGTACCCGATCCTTGGGATCCATCGTCACCATCTCGTCTTCGTTGTGACAAAGAGACCGCCGTAATACCCCCGCTCCCGCCAACCGAATACGATGTCTCACATAATACCCTCTCCACATACTCTGCAGCTTGTAAAGACCAGATTCCACCTTCGGATGAAATGTCAACCAGTTACGTATTGTTTTCGATCGGAGGTGATTCCCACAATACAGAAAACTACGAAGAGCTGTATTACTACAGCGTTCTATCGAGGTCTTGTTCTTACAAGACAAACACTGCATTATTAGTTGACCAAACTAATTCTATGAGGGAAAAACGGATCCGTCGACATCTCGACAAACCAGATAGCACACCCGAACTCAACAGACAATATGGCATCCCCCGCAGTAATTAACGTGACGAAGATTAACGCAAACGATATTGACTTTGCCGAGCCGAAGCGCAACAAGAATGGTGGTGTAACCATTGGACTCAAGTACAACAAGCAGAACGTTCAGTTTCGTATTCCCAAGGTCCTCTTCCCGGGCGGAGTTCAGATCAAGGAGAATCCCAACAAGGACGGTAGCGTCACCGTGTCGTACAACATCTCGGCATCGATGAATGGCGGTGACCCGTATGGTGTCGATCCATCCGGGGATCCGTCCGAGACGGCCAAGCTCTACAATTTCATGCGAGATCTGCAGGAGCGCGTCATACAGGCTGCAGTCGAGAAGTCTCCATCATGGTTTGGAAAGAAGCGCGGCGAGGAGAGCATCCGTGACAGTTTCAACAAGTTTGTATCCGTCAGCGTCGACAAGACCGAAGGCGGCTACGTACCCAATGGCAAATATCCACCCAGTCTTCGGATGAAGCTTCCAGTCTACGATGGAAAGGTAGCGATGGAGGCCATCGATGCGGATGATAACGATGTGACGCTCACGACCGAGACCCTTCCAGAGGTATTCACCAAGGGATCATCGGCCAAGCTGGTGCTTCAGGCCACGATCTATCTAGTCGGTCAGTCGTTTGGTGTGACGTGGAAGCCGTCGTATGCTCAGGTCTTCCAGCGCAAGAAGGCATCTGCACGGGACTTCTTCAAGCGAGATGTCGACGACGCCGAGGAGGCAGATGACGAGGCAGACGACGAGGACGCGGAGGAGGCTGTAGGTGTCGCAGAGACTCCTGTCGAGAAGACCACCGAGGAGGATGTTCCGGAGGTAGCAGAGGCAGCGCCGCTGGTACCCAAGACTGCACCTGCGACAGAGGCCACGACCAAGGCTCGTCGCCGCAAGGTCGCATAAACGTTGAAACACGAGAACAACAAAATATATACAAACGTAAAAAGTCTGGTATGGTCTGTTTTTTACTGTTCATTAAAACCGATCACCGTTGTCCAGGTCTCTCCTTCCGTATAAACATTCCACTATAGAAGATAATGTTCCGGTTGCTTGTATCGATTCTTGTTGTAGATGTAGTTGTACTTTTTGTCGTCAAATACTTTCCAGATCTCATGGGAAAGCCAATCAATGATTGGTACAATCAGTTTGGAATCAATGCGGTCCTCTCGGATGTATTCAGCATTGCTCTCGTCTTTTTAGTGACGCGATTCCTGTATACTACCTTTGTCACATCCCGTTTCGGGTTCAACTTTTGGGTATTTCTCCTGCTCTTGGTGACGATGCAGATACTCCACGACCTGTTCTTTTATTTTGCAGTGATCCAACCACTCCCAACCGGTCACAATACTATGATCGATCTATTTAAGATCTATGCAAAAACAGGTCGAGGGGTCATTCTCCCCGTCGATAGTCTGATGATGATTTCCTCCGCATGTCTTACTTCCTTCCTATCTCAATTACCAATGTCGGTCTCGATATTCACCGGATGTCTCGCCGTATACACGGTTCCCTACATTCTATCGACTCGAAACCGTTTTTCGGATGTCCCCTCGTAACTCTTCGGTAAGTAACCCCGTAATCATAATGTTTTTGGTCATAGAGACGTCGTGGAGCTGCATAAAATAAGCCCCTTCCTTCCAAAGAACCGGTTGTACATTTCGGAGATAACGATCCACACACTCTGCAAATTTTGTCACCAATGTCTCCGAAGACGCTCGAATCGTTTCATAATCGTGAAATAGCGATGCAAACACGGTAATTTCAAACTGCATTATTCTTGTCCTGTACCTATATTCCGCATTCCGTGAAATAGGATTGTATTCGTTGGTGGAGTATACACCACCCCATCCTCATCCACAAACAAAGTCGAACACGGATTCAGTGACGCCGGAACCGTATTGGTCTCTATATCCTTCGGAGTGACGAGAACGAGTTTCGTCCTGGACCGAATCTGATCCATAGTGGTCCACCCATATTTCATACAATCTTCATAGGCTTCATTCGACATGAGTGACCATATCGTCTTGTCCTGAGCCGTCCAATCTTCCTGAAGAAGAGATGAGAACGGGTTGTCACCAAACCACAGACATACGTGAGTATCAACCGAATGCTCCACCAAACCAACTCGCCGTACATCCTCATACAACCAATAGACATCCACCGTGTTCGTGGAATACATCGGATCTTTATTTCCACGAAACACAGTTCGACCATCGTAATTGTATTCGTCCACATCCTGATTCAAATCGTGTTCGCAAATATCTTCCACAATCGGATACACTTTGTTCGG